CACCGGGCAGCAGCAGAAGACGGCGGACCGCTTTCGAGTCGAGATCGAACGGAAGGCTGCACTGAAGACCGACGCATCCCGGCTTTACGTGGAAATGGAGCAAGCCGCCTCCGGACGAGCTGGCCACATCGCTGCGATCGACAGCGAAGAGCGGACGACGCACGACATCCTCGCGCGCCAAGTACTCGAAGGCAAGCCGCTGGATGTCGAGCCGCTGAAACGCCTTGCTGAGACGCGCCGCATGCTGGCGCTCGAGCTGCCCGTCTATCGCCTCGCGAGCCAGATGGCCAAGGCTCGTCTCGACGCGATATCGGCCGAGCTGGACGCGCTCTCGCAGGCACAGATTCAGGCGTACCAGGCCGCGGCACGAACGGTCAGATGACGCGCGTGTGCGGGCGCTCTTCTGCGACGCCATTCGCGGCAGAGCCGCAAGCCGAGCCCTCCGGACCCGCCCGCCGCTCTACCGTGCACACCAAACCTCTGCGGCCCTGTCTGGCCCCGCGCTGTCCCGAGCTCGTGGCTGATGGCTACTGCGCCGAGCACCGTCGCGTCCGTGAGCGGCGCCGCGGCTCGTCCGCCAAACGCGGGTATGACGCTCGCCATCGACGCTGGCGTCTGCTCGTGCTCGCGCGTGACCCGATCTGCAAAGGCTGTAACCGCACGCTGAGCACGGACGCCGATCACATCGTGCCCCTGAGCAAGGGCGGCACGTGGGAGCTGTCGAACGCACAGGGTTTGTGCCGTGCGTGCCATGCGACGAAGACGTTCCGTGAGGCGCGGGCGTGAGGCAGGCGCTCCGGCGATCAGAGGGGATACCCCGGTCAGTTTTCTACCAGACGGCCGGCATCGACCCGATGGCCCTCGACTTTTCTTGCGCCCGGTGTTTCGGTGCCGTTTTTTCTGGCCCCGTCCGCTTTGACGAGATCCAATGAGTCACCGCAAACCTGACGAGCGCCGCCAAGGTCACCGGGAAGCGCCCCGATTGACGGTCGTTCGCGCGAATGGGGGAAGATTGACTACCCCTGAGCCGGAATCGGGCTGGCTTGCTCGTACACGGGCCGCATGGTCGACGTACTGGCGTGATGCGGTGTCTACGCTCAGTCAGCCGGCCGACGCAGAGGCGTTGCGGCGCTTGTTCGCGCTGTACGACGCACGGGAACGGACCTGGCGCCTTTTTCTCAAGGCGCCGTTCACCCGCGGCTCGAAGGGACAGCAGGTCTTGAACCCGATGGGCGCGTTCGCGCTGCAGCTCGACGAAAAGATTGGGCAGCTTGAGCGCGGGTTCGGGATTACGCCGCGGGCCCGGCTGCAACTCGGGATCACGCTCGGCGAGGCCAAGCGGTCGCTCTCGGATCTCGCCCGTGAGGCGCAGGCGATGCCCGCCGCGCAGGTGGGCGAGTGATGGAGCGACGGCTGCAGCTCACGTTCAGCGAAGCCGATGCCTTCGCGGTCTACGCGGGACTCCGCGCGTTTCAACTGCTCGTCAACTACGCGTATCCGGAACCGCTGCTCGAGGTGCTGCGCGCGGGCGCTCGCGAACAGGGCGTTGCGCCGCTCGAGGCCGAGCAGGCCGCCGACGAATTCCATCTCCGTATGCGGTTCCTTTGTATGGACAACGCGGAGACGAGCCCGCGGCTCACCACGATCGAGCGCACGCTCAACCAAATCGCGGCATGGCTCCGGGCGGGACAGGAAGCGCAGTGACCAAGCGCCAGAACCCCGCACCGGAACGCTGGCCGCTCGGCCCCGGACGGCCGACACTCGGCCCGGCCGTCGTCGCGTGGATCGAAACCAATCTCGTGCACGCCGAGGGGGACTACTTCGGCAAGCCCCTGCGTCTCGCGCCCTGGCAGCAGCGGATCATTCACGAATGCTACGAGCTGCTCGAGGATGGCTCTCGCCGCTATGACCGGGTGCTCGTGGGCATCGCGAAGGGCAACGGCAAGACGGAGCTCGCCGCGGCGATCAGCGTCGCGGAATTCGCGGGGCCCGTCACCTTCGCCGGCTGGAATGCGGACGGCTCACCAATCGGCGCGACGCGGGTGTCCCCGGACATTCCCGTCGCGGCTGCCTCGTTCGAGCAAGCGGACCTCGTGTTCGGCGCCGCGCGCGCCATGATCCGCGCCGGGGCGTTGGCGGAATTCTGCGAGGTGTTCGATACCGAAATTCTCTTGAAGGACGGCCCGGGCCGACTCTACCGTGTGGCGGCCGTGGCGGGGACGAATGATGGACGACGGCCGACATTTTTCGTCGCCGACGAGCTGCACGAGTGGGCAGGGAACAAGGAACGCGTCTACCTCGTGCTCCAGAACGGTCGCGCCAAGCGCCGGGATGGCTGGCAACTCGCGATCACGACGGCCGGGTGGGACTCGACATCGCTGCTGGGAAAGCTGTACGCGCACGGCAAGCGCATTCAGGCGGGCGAAGCGCAGGACCCGCGGTTCCTGTTCGTGTGGTTCGAGGCGGATCCGAAGTGGGACCTGTCGAAGGCTGACGAGCTCGAGGCCGCGCTCCGGGAAGCGAACCCCGCCGCTGGTGACTTCCTGCCGCTCGAGAACCTGGTGGCGCAGTACGGCCAAATCCCGGACTACGAGTATCGACGCTATCACCTGGACCAGTGGACCACATCGCCGGTGCGGTGGCTTCCCCCTGAGGTGTGGGCGAGCCGCGCGGCGGCGGTTCCCGTCCCGGACGGCAGCACCATCGCGCTCGGCTTCGACGGGTCCTACTCCGGCGACTCGACGGCCGTCGTCGGCTGCACCGAAGCCGGACACCTGTTCGTCGTGGACTGTTGGGAGAAGCCGGCGCGGGGAAAGGACGACTGGCGCGTGGACGTCTTGGATGTCGAGGCGGCGATCCGGACGGCGTGCGCCCGCTGGAAGGTGCAGGCGATCGGCTGCGATCCCTACCGCTGGCAACGCTCCATGGCGGTACTCCTCGCCGAAGGATTGCCGATCATCGAGTGGCCGTCACACCAGGCGACCCGAATGGCCCCCGCGTGCGTCACGTTCGCGGAGGCGGTGCTCGGCGGGACAGGGCTCACCCACGACGGCGACACACGACTCGCCCAGCACATCGCGAACTGTGTGGTGAAGACGGATTCCCGCGGCTCGCGGATCACGAAGGACCACAAGGACAGCGTGCGCCACATCGACCTCGCGGTCGCGGCCGTGATCGCCTTCGATCTCGCGGCCACGCGGAAGGTCGGGGCGCCGAGACGATCGGTCTACGAAGACCGCGGCCCGCTCGAGGTCGAGATCGCACGGTGAGTCATGCGACGAACGGCGTCGAGCAATACGTCCGGCTCTCGGAAATTGAAGAGCTTCGCGTGGCGCTCGAGCCGACTCGCTCCGGGTATTTGGTGGTTCGTGTCGGCCTACGTGTGCGCCGGTTCGATGGGACGGACGCGCTCACGCCGGTGTTCTCGCTTGAGCCGAAGGACGTGCGCACGGTGAGCCGAGCATTCGCCGCGCTGGCTGACGCGCTCGATCATGCCGGCCCGGTGGCGCGAGGAGGATACTGATGACGTTCTTCCTCATCGTGCCTCAAGAGGACGTCGCGCTGCTCGCGGTGGATACCCGTGTTGTGTGCTTCGATGATCGGTCATTCTGGGACGACGGGCCGCCGAAGCTACGGCGGCTCAGAGGCGGGCTCATGGTCGGAACGGGGCTCGTTCGATGGCTCGCTCTTGTGGAAGCAGCAGTCGCCCCCTATCGAGCGAGCGACGTTGATTCCATCGGCGCCGCGATCCGCGGGGTTATGCAGGGCGATGCGATAGAGCGGCTCCGGACGGAACGCGGATTCGCCAACGCACTCGAGAGCAACGCTGGCCGTTTCGGAGAGCTCGAGATCCTATATCGGAACGGTGCCGCCTTTGCGGCCGCATCATTCGACGACCAGGGGAATTGCCGGCGGATTCCCGCCGGCAGTGTGCTCCACAGCCCGGTTCGCGGACTCGATGTGGTAACCGTCGCGCGATTACTCAAGGGAATGGTTGCACGCTGGCCGCAAAAGGCGGATACGGCCGACCGCTGTGCGATGATCCGTCTGGCGGCTGCGTTCCTGGCGGAACTGAACGGGCTCGCGGTCGCTCCGAATGGCCCGAGTGATCGCATTGAGGTGGCGGTCCTCGGCAAGACACCGCCATTGCTTCTCCACATTCCCCCGACGCAATGTGCGGCGATTGGGGAGGCGAGTGATGTGGA